AATTCGATTGTGTAGAGCGATTGTGTAATTCGATTGTGTAATTCGATTGTGTAATTCGATTGTGTAATTCGATTGTGTAATTCGATTGATTAAAGCGATTGGTTAAAGCGATTAAAATAAATTTAAATTAATTGAAAATAGTTGTTGACATTGTGTCAATAGTCTGTAAAATAGAATCATGTTTTGAGATTGGCTCAAAACGATTAACTCCCAAGGGGATGATATGAACTTACAAAATCTATACAACGAATTGAAGAGCCACTACTTGGACTACGGCTATAACGGCTGTGGTCTTGGCAATTCGATTGATCAACTTATTGTTGATCTCATTAACCTTGGCTATAGCAAAAGCTTGGTCAAGAAAATATGCCTTATGGCATATTACAAATAATAAGGGGAACGATATGATTGAAGTATTCAAAGTAAAAGAAAATAAATTATTCAAATTACAAGACGATCAGCTGGAGAGGGTATGCTTACACATTGCTGGCGGTGGTCTTACAGCTATCCAAACAGCCAAAGCTATGGAATACAGCCATAAATTACGTAGAAACGGTAAGTTTACTGCAAATGGTTATATGGTCGAGCTAGTAGGAGAAAACAATGTTTAGAATTTACTTATTAGCAGGTCTTAGTTGTGTTCTTTTCATCGGCTCTATCCGATTGATCTGCCAGCTATTGGTGTGGCTGTCATGAGTACATTTAAAATACCAAGCGACGCAAGAGAAACCACTTGCGTTATCGCAGGTGTTGACATGGCTGTTACATTTACCTACGAAGCTCCGAGTGGTATTGATGCCATAAGAGGTTTTGTTGGCATATACGAGATATATGCCGTTAAATTGGGCGATGTCGATATCCTGCCAGTATTGAGTGATGATGCGATAGGCGATATCGAAGAACAACTTGAAGATGGTCGCAATTGTGCGATTGATTATTAACTAGGAGTTAAAACTTATGACACCAAAAGATAAAAGAGATTACCTGAGCCTATTGATCAAAGCGATCGGAGATCATGACGAAGACTTTTCAATCGACATGCACACAGGTGCTGTGTGCTGGGAGGCAGAAACAAACCGAACAATATACTGTACACCTGCATGGGAGTATGTAGAAGACCCGACAATGGAACTACCTGACGATGGTGCGATTGGTGTTTCGTTTGATTGGATAGAAGACGATAGGGACAATAACGTAACCGTAAGATTTTACACCAGCTACGACAATATAGAATCAGATGTGGGTGACTACATGTATATATTAAACGACTTTAGAAAGAGGTATTTGAAATGAGCCACTTAGAAAAATTGTTAGAGAGAAAAGACTACCTGCTCGCACGATTAAGCAGAGTTAAGATCGTGTTAAATACTCACGGCACATGTATCACGGTCGGGAGTGGGCTGGATATAGGGGTTAATGAGCCAACATTTAGCAGGATTATGGAGGTGCTATACATTCACGAAGCTGAGTGTAAAGAAGAGTTGATGGACATAGCTCGCAAGATCAACGCTATTAACGAATTGCTTGGAGGTCTGTGATGAAATTTGAAGTACAAACAAGATTTGGGGACGATTGGGAAAACGTGTGGCATGAAGGCTTTGACGAGCTTGTGGTCTTTGACACAGCAGAAGAAGCCCAAGCGGAAATCGATGACATGATTGAAGAGATGGAGCTTGTGGGCATGGATTATGATCGTAATGATTACATCATTGTGCAGGTTGCTGAACTGGGGGATTTAATATGAGAGAACATGATCCTGAAAAAGAAATTGCCATCTATTGGCATGTAGATGATGTAAAAATTATTAATGATAATCTAAACGATGATCAATGCCTTGCTGTATTACAGTATTGCAAAAAGTATCATGATGCCAATTGTGGCATTAACTGGGATGCCCTGAGCTACGCTATTGATGATCTGTTTCCAGAAATTGAGAACTCATTACAACTTAACCACAAATTATACTTGAGGAATACACAATGAATTATGACCAAAGAAGTACCTTGATTGATGCTTATGTGACTAAACGAATCAATGAAATGTCCACAAAAGAGATTATTGAAGCTTATGCTGAGGATTTGGCTGATTGGTTTAGCACTTGGAGCGATGCCGAACTGGAGGGATTAGAATGAAACATTACATCGCAGGTATAATTGATAGTTATAGGGACATGGAGTTTAGAACCTGTGTCCTAGTCAAAGCAACAGATAAAACGATTGACCTAAAGGTCGGAGAGATATGCTCAAAATGGTACAGCGAAGATGAGCCTGTGCTTGAGTGTGAAGATGCTGAAGGGTTATACGAACAAGCTAATGGTTGTGTAACCTACACCGATGGTGTTAAAGAGATTAGCGAAGCAACATACAATGAATTATTAACTTTCTTAGGAGCATACTAATGGACACAAAAAACATAATAGCAACAATAGCAATTTCAATGATCTTTGGCTTTGGCTTAGGTTATGGCACAGGTAAACAGGATAGCGATAAATTTACGATCCACAAGACCAGATCGGGCATGTTTATCGTAGACGATAGTCCTAATGGTACAAAGGGCAAGATGGAAGCTAAGATTTATGAGGTCTTAGAGTTACCAACTAATCGTAAGAACTTTCAAGAAGGGGATATCTCACAATGAAACAAGAAAAAGACTACAGGTCAATAACGATAGACGAAGCTATGGCATGGGTGGATAAGAACTGTATCCATGAGGACGTACGAAAGCGATTGAAGTCCCGAGCTGTAGCATGGAGGATCGGTACGCATCTACTCATAGCGATTAGCTATGTTGCCGACTTAGAGAAACGCATAGCTGAACTTGAGGGTGAGCTTGCAAAGAAAAGGAAAAAGAAATGACCGCAATAATTAATACTCAACACTTCACGAAGATACCTTTAGTTAAAAATACTCGATGGTGTTATCTAGATCAATACGGTAGGAAGGATCATGTAACACTAAAGACCGAGTCAGGTAAGTTGATAACCAGAACCGCACAGTATTACCAGATTGTTAATGACGAGGTTAAAATCTATATCACATACAAAGGCGATGGGATTTTAGTGACTGAGGATTATGTCCTAGACGATTGAAAGAGATGCCTTTGGCTTTACTTAATTTTAATTGTGTATTTTTTTTAATACATATAATATAATGTATTTTCTAAAATACACAATTGAAGGAATTAAAATGAGTTACGTAATGCTACGACAATTAAACGGTCAAAATGTCCAACAAAGAACCAAAGATGCTTTTATATCATTAAATGATTTATTGCTTGCTGGAAATACTTCCCGTATGACGGACGAGTTACCTGCTAGACGTTTGACCGATTATTTTAAAACGATAGAAGCTCAAGAATTTATAGAATCTTTAAAACTGGCAGAAGGAATAACGCAGGTTAAAACAGCAACACGAGGTAGAGGGGGTGTTACGTGGGGGCATCCGTTACTAGCTATGGATTTTGCTTTATGGATTAGTCCTAAATTAAAACTTGAAGTTTATAAATGGATGGCTGATCAATTACTTATAAAGCGTATAGATTCTGGTAACTCATTCAAGGTTATGAACGAAGCGTTAGATGCACAATTTAATATCGGGGCTAAGTATTGGTTTTACAGTAATACTGCAAATCTAATTCGTGAAACAGTAGGTGTTGCCGACTGGAATAGTGCAACAGAAGATCAATTAAAAGAAAGAGATAGGCTTCAACGTAATGTCATCCTGCTATGCAAGACAACAAAGACAATGACGTTTGATAACTTAGTTCATTCCGCTGTAGAGAATTAAACAAACACTTCTGAAGGGTGTACCTTTAAGGGTAACTTAAGACAGCTTAGGTTACCCTCTTTTTATCTTAATCATTGGAGATTGCTCATGCATCTACCAACACTAGCTATATCCGCAGTACTTATCCTCATCCCTATTCATTCTGCCTACGCTGATCGTCACCACGCAACGAATAAAGAAATCCAATGCCTTAGTAGCATAATCTACGCTGAGGCTCGTGGTGAACCTGAGATTGGCAAATTAGCAGTAGCTCATGCTTCAATCAATAGAGCAAAGCGATCAGATCGATCTACATGTAAGATCAAAGGTGTAACCCGAAAGGTTGTGCCACTAAAGCTACAACCTTACTTTAAAACCTTAGCTGCGAAATCCTTATTTGCTAAACACAAACTGATTGGTGTAGCCGATTCCTGGAATACAGGTAAAAAACCTCACTCACGAGGCAAAAAGGTAAAAGTAATAGGACAGCATGTCTTTTACGTAATGTCTTCTCTATGACCCTACCAGTGGCTCTCATCGTAGCCGATTGAGTAAAGATATTCAATTGCCTTCTCGACACTCCTAAAAGGTCTGAACGGAGAGTTAGGTACATTCCTTGGTAACTTCTCAGGTGTGAACAACATTCGCAAGGCATCTTCCAAATAACTAATCATAACCTTATCATCTTTTGCTTGTTTGAGTTTTGCGACAGTCTTTTTACCATGCTTAATTGCGTATTGGTTGCCTCGCATAACTGGTCTTGCCCCACCTCTATGAAAGTGACAGCGGTGAGAACGGGAGTCACTCTTGGCAGCGACATTACATTGCACTCCATTCCGTTTAACCCTATGACAACGTATAACCCAATTACGATTGGCGATCTGTTTGTACTTATACAATCCTGTCTTAGGATTAAAATTATTTTTAGGCTCACTTCCCCATCTAGGGTCTTCAATTTCAGCGATTTCTTTGCCCTTTTCTATATCCATTCTTACCGTCCTAATACTTTAAAATAATACGTTTATAAAACAATAACTTACAAATTTATAAAAATCTCCTTAATTTTTGTCCTACGCTACAGCCCGCACCACTGCTGGGTTTAGGTGTTTTACAGGACGAAAGGACATAGGACAAAAAGGAAATTACTTTTTTATATATAATATATTTTTAAAAATACCCTATCTATTTACCTTTTGTCAATTCCTCTATTTACCTATATAACTATCTTTTCATTTATCTTTTTATTTGTCCTTTTATCCTTAAAGAGAAAGAAATAAAGAAAAACAATAACTTAGGGACAGGACAAAAACAGGACAGAAAGGGTTTTCAGGACAAATTATTACTCCTTTTTAAGGTTTTCCGCCCTTCAAACCTGCTGAACCCTATGCTATTTACTTAAATTTATGTTGACTTTATTTTAGTTTAAACTAAAATACAATTTCTATAAACAAATATGTAAGGAATTATCCGTATGAGTGACCCATTAAAAGTTGTTAGCGTTAGTTTAAGCACCTATGAATTGATAAAAAAACTAGCCAAAGAAGACGATCGTTCCATTCGAAGTTGGATGGATATAGCTATTGGAGACATCTATGGGCATAAATTTTATGAAGAACCTGATATAGACGCCAATGATGATATCGATGACCTTTTCGCCTAATTAAACCCCTATAACCTAGACCAAACTTAATTGGTCTAGGTTCTCACTCCTACACTAATCTCTTCTCCTTCAAAGCTTCCTTAACCTTTTCAATCGCAAAGTCATCACTTATCCCTTCCTTGACCCAAACTCTGTGCTTCCTATCTGGGCCATAGACCCTAAAAAATCTATCCTTAATAGGTCTAAACCCCATATCCAACAACACAGCCGAAAGTGATCTAGTCTTCGGAACTTCTTCCCCATTTAACAACGCAACATCATTAAGATGTGTCACATCGATAAACTCATCAGTAATGAGACTATCTTTAAACCTGCTTAACAAATCCTCAACCTCTTGATGAACTTCTGATACAGCAAGATCAATCATCTGCGATTTAGCTTCAGTCTTCGGCGCTCTTCCAAAAGGCTTAAACGAACTGGGCAACTTATAGTCCATAAAATACCTAGCAATAGCATCAGGTCTCGCCCTAGTCATTGTGAATAGTCTATCAAAATACTCCTCAACCTTCTCAGCACCACCAAAGTATTCATGTAATTGCTCAGACGTTTGTAATCTCGAATAGACCACACAGTATCGTCTATCCTCATCATCCAGCGGTACAGCATCCTTATGATTAGTCAAAAGCAAATACGAAGTAAAGTTTGGTAGAGTTTGCACATCTCGACCTTTCTTTTCACAAAGAATCTGATCATTCGTTATATAAGGTTTGATCCTATCCATAATAGCCCACCGATTCGTCCCCGAGATTCGGATCTCCTCGACAATGTTTAAGATCGCCCCCGTCGCCCAAGAGGTAAACCTCCCTGAGATCGTAGCCGTATCCAACGACTGCACGTTACTACCCAACAGTAGTGCCATAACATTGCCTATATACGACTTTCCCGAACCCTGCGTACCTTGCAATATCAAAGACCAGTTCAACCTTTTCCCTGGATTCTGTACCACAAAGATCATCCAGTGCAGAACTATCGCTCGCTCTACCTCATCGTCTATCAGGTGCTCTAAATGTTTGAGAAACATCGCAACAACCTCACGACCTTCCGAATCTCCTACTCCATCCCCTCCTTCCTCACCCAACCCAGCACAAGGCCTAACGCCGTTCTTTCTGTAAGAGTTGAACATACGCTTACCCTCAAACATTACAATCTGTCCAGCTCCAGGCCAGAAGATAGTATCAACGACTGTGTCTATCTTATAGATCACCAAGCAAAGCTGAGAGGCCTGCATACCAGACGCAACGCACTCTTCCATACGATCATACTTAGCGTTGAATGCTTCACGACTAATCCCATAGTTACGCTTGATGTTATAAAACAAACGTGTTGCCTCTATGTATATCCACACCGAAGCCCACTCTGCTACCTCCCCTTCTTCTCTAACCAATCCTCCATTACTAACCCCTACTGGAGTGATTGCTTTCTTGATCTCAGCTTTGCTCATACCTTTAGCCTTGCCAATCCCTGAGAACAACTCAGACGCAATTGCTGAACGTAAGTCTGTACCCAACTTAACTGTACTCATACGCAACAGCTTGTCTTTAAAGATGTTATAAGCACCCCAGTCTTCAATCTCAGACGCCTCAACCAACAACTCTTCAAAGTCTTCAGAACCTGCGACCAACACACCACGCAGTTCAGCCACTACTAACTCATCCAGCCCACCACGCTCTTTTACAGCATGTTTGACCGAAGCGAAGGTGCGAGGCTTCTCCCTTCCTCCATTGCCAAAACCCTTATACTTAACCCACAGCTTATCCCTATCCTCACGCTCACGCTCGAACCCTTCATCATCACACCCAACATTCGACCAGTCATACCATAGCTCAAACCCTTTCTCACTACCTCTATATTGATGGTGTAGAGACATACCTACATTAAGCCAATCGTGATACTCAGAACCCAACGATGGATACGCATCAAGATAGGCAGAAACTTCGTTATCTGATATGTCTAAAGGTTCAGCTGCGACCACAGCCAACATACCCTTGACGGCATCTTCAACATCGGCAGAAACATCGGCAGATTCTAAGTCAAATCCCACATCTGAACCTACAGCACCCACACCCGAATCCGAACCCACAAGCAAAGGCTCAACGTCTAGACATTCACCATCCATTCGCATCGACCATGCATCATTTAAGTTCTTACACCGAGGTGTGTACATAACCTGATTCGGTTTGAACGAACAAGGATCACACTTGATACCTAACTCTGCTACGAACTTCTGCGACAGTTCTCTATACTCAACTGGAGTAACACCACGACTTAACGGTATGACCACTCTAACCTTAGCTGCATCCTTTGTATGTGAGTACGTAGAGTACGCAACAAAAGCACAGTCCAACCTCAGTATCAAGTCAAACTCTAACTCGGCCTGAGTCATCTCACTATCATCAATGTCTAGTACGAGCAGAGTTCTCTGTACTAGAAACTCATCCCTACGCACAGTACCACTGAAGTAACCGCCTACAAAGTATCGCCCAACCTTACTGGGAGAAACCACATGCGTGGTAAAAGCAGCGCATAGCTTCTCCCATGTCATCTCTTTGTTTTTACATACACCCAGATCCGATCCGACGGCGATGTGAAATTTCATTGTATTGATCATAAAAATCCTTCGTCAATTATTAACTGCACCGTCACTCTAATCTAACCATTTCGCCATGATCTCTACTGCCTTAAACTTGCCACAAGATAACTCTTCAATCTCCATTGCTCTAACTGCTGGTATACCACGCTTGATCCACTGGGATACCGAAGACCTATGTACTAGCATTTCTTTAGCTAAGTTTGCTTTACCGCCAAAATATTTAAAAATTTCATTTTGCATATTGTAATTCCTATTGGTTGTGTTAAGATGTTGACACTAGCTTAACAAAGTTAGTCAACACCGTCAACAACTATAGAAAGGAAATACAATGAGCCTAGAAAAAAAGATTGAAGAACTCACCATTGCCATAACCATACTCACCAGAGCCATTAAAATTGCTGAAATGTCAAAGGACTCAAAGTTTGATTTGAATCCTTATGAGAAAGTAATGGCTATGAAACAAGCTAGGGAGGAAGAAGATAACACACTTATTGCTGTAACTCCAAGTGATATAGAAGAAGCACCAAGTGAAGAGAGGGTACCTGTATCCACTGATGTGCAATCTGAAGATTTAAGAGGAGAGATACCAAGTTTATGCAAGGAAATCATGGACAAGAACCGCGCTGATAAAAAGAAAGTACAAGATGCTTTTGCTACATTCAAAGGTGCACTCTCCCTATCTCAAATTTCTGACAAAGATGTTCCTATATTATTGTCAAAACTAAACGCTATTAAGAAGGCACAGAAATGATTAACCATACAGATACACATAGATATTCAGAAGGCACAAAAATGATTAACCACGCAGATACACATAGGTATACGCCAAGAACTATGGCTATACACAAAAAAGGGGATTCCCCATGTTCAACCGATGTCTATATAGGTATAGAAACAACCGATGAAGGAGCGACACATTTCTTTACTATATGCTCTGATGGAAAATATATCCAGTTAGATATAGAAGAGCTTGCTCAACTCTATCCCGCAGCAATAAACTTATTACATGGAGTACCAGCGTAATGGCAGCACATGCGAAATTGAGCGCATCAGGATCGGACCGTTGGCTTACCTGTCCGGGCAGTGTGCGAGCAGAGGAATCTATACCAGAGAAATCATCACCTTATGCAATGGAAGGAACAGCTGCACATGAGCTCGGAGAGTTGTGTCTAGTTAATGGACGCACAACACAAAGCTACATGAACCAACTATTACCAGAGTCTAAATGGAAAGTAGATGACGACATGGTAGAGCATGTGCAGACATACGTTGATTACGTTGATCAGTTCAAAGGTGTGCGCATGATTGAACAGCGTGTGGACTACTCTGAATATGTACCTGATGGCTTTGGTACAAGCGATGGTATTGTTATTGATGGCGATACTATGCATATCATTGATCTTAAGTACGGTAAAGGTGTAAAGGTAGACGCTACAAACAACTCACAAGGTAAGCTCTATGCCATTGGCGCACTATGTGACTACGGTTTTCTCTATGATATTAAAACTGTAGTTATACATATAGTACAACCCCGTATTGACAATATATCTGTATGGGAGATAAGTGTTGCTGAACTTTTACAATGGGCTAAGTGGGTCAAAGATCGAGCAGCCCTTTGTGCACAACCAGATGCACCTAGAGTTGCTTCAGAGAAAGCATGTATGTGGTGTAAAGCCAAGCCAACATGTCCGGAGTTGATGCGCTTAACCGAGTCAGCCCTACTTGCAGACTTTGATGATGCAACAGTTAGTACTAAGTCACCTGACAAGTTATCTATGCGAGATTTGCGGTTTGTTTTGGATAATAAAAAGGTAATCTTATCTTGGTTAGATGCCGTTGAGAATCTTGTATTCGAAAGACTTAATAACGGTGAAGACTTTTCAGGATACAAGTTAGTACATGGTAGATCTTCACGAGCATGGGCTGATCCCCAACTTGCTGAACAGATGCTTGTAGAGGAACTAGGTGAAGCAGCGTACACACCTAAGAAAATAATAACCGCCCCTCAAGCGGAGAAAGCATTGGGGAAAAAGAAAGCTGGACTACTTGAAGGTTTAATCTCTAAACATGAGGGCAAACCAACAATGGTTCCAGAATCTGATAACAGGCCAGAAATATCTTCTGGTGATATTAGTGACTTTGATTAAAATAAATTTGACAGGAGAATAAATGTTGACGTATACTTAACTCGCAGTACAAAAAACCAAAACTAAAATTTAAAATCAAAACCAAAAAGGAAACTAAAATGTCTAAAGTAATTCTTAAAAACGTACGTCTTTCTTTCCCAAGCCTTTTCAAAAAAGGTTCATTTAACGGTGAAGAGACCAAGTATGAAGCAACTTTTCTTCTCAACAAAGAAGAACATGCAGATACAATCACAGAAATTAAAACTCAAATTGCAGATTTAATTAAAACAAATCTGAAAGGTGCCAAAGTTCCTGCAGATAAACTTTGTTTGCGTGATGGTGATGAAGTTGAGTATGATGGTTATGCAGGTTGCTTTTCTCTAAAGGCATCTACTAAAAAACGACCTATCGTAGTTAATAAAGATAAGACACCTTTAACTGAAGAAGATGGCAAACCATATGGCGGTTGTTATGTTAACGCCACTGTTGACTTCTGGGTACAGAACAATGCATACGGTAAACGTGTTAACTCTACCTTATTAGCTATACAATTCTTCAAAGATGGCGAACCATTTGCTGACGGTGCAGTCGGTGATGTTAACGACTTTGACATGTTTGATGACGATGACGACATGTTCGCATAAGCGATAACGTAAAAACTAAGGCCTCTTAATTGAGGCCTTTTTTATCACTAAAATATGGGCTACTCCCATACGGAACTAATATGAAAAAGAAAATAATAATAGATACAGAAGTATACAAAGATTACTTCTTACTTTCTGCAATGGAAGTAGATACAGGACGAATTATCAATATAGAAATGTATGAAGGCCACCCTCTAGATATAGAGCGTGTTAACGATTTAATGCGTAAGTACATAACTATAGGTTTTAACTCAAACAAATTCGACATACCCATGCTTGTTGCTGCAGTAGATGGTTATGATAACGACAAGTTAAAAGGACTTTGCGACAGTATCATCGGATCAAATGCGTCCATGTGGAGCATTTACAAAACCAACAAACTTAACATGCAGGAAGACTGGAATACCATTGATCTTATCGAGGTTGCTCCAGGAATGGTCTCACTTAAAATCTACGGTGGTAGATTAAACGCTCCTACTATTCAAGACCTACCTATTGACCCTGACGCATCAATATCACCAGAGCAACGAGAAGAACTCCGTACATATTGTAAGAACGACTTACAAACTACAAAACTTCTCTACGACTCCCTGCTACCTCAGATCACTCTGCGTGAAAGTATGACCGCAAAGTATGGTATTGATCTACGCTCAAAGTCTGATGCACAGATTGCTGAAGCAGTACTTGCAAGTGAACTTACAAAGATAACTAAGAAAGAACTAAGTCGTCCTAATGTAAAACCTACAGACACCTTCAGATACTTAGACCCTGAGATCATCAGGTTCAAGACTGAGCAACTAGACACAATATTACAGCGGGTTGTTGATCAGAAGTTCACACTCGGACTCAATGGTGCTCTAACCTTACCTGACTGGTTGAAGAAAGAAATTATTGTAATCAACGGTCGCAAGTATCAGATGGGTATCGGTGGGTTACACTCCTGTGAGAAGAGTCAATACATCAACGCACCTGATGACTGGTTCTTACAGGAGAGAGATGCACAGGCATACTATCCGAGCATTATTTTACAACAACAAATAGCTCCTAAGAACCTGGGGAAACCTTTCTTAGATATTTATCAAGGTATTGTCAAAGAAAGAGTATTTGCAAAGAAAATGAGTCAAAAATTAATTCAAGAGATAAATTATCTTGAATCTTTATTAAAAACAATGTAGCATGGTATTATCCAAAATTGAGGAACACCATGATCGCTATTTATTCTATTACAAATCGTATAAACAACAAAAGATATATCGGAAAATCAAAAAATACTGTTAGGAGATGGTACGCCCATAAATGTAATCTTAAGAAAGAAAAATGCCATTCAGATTGCAACAGATATCTGCATAATTCTGTTAGGAAATATGGTATTAATAATTTTATTTTTGAAATATTAGAATCTTTTGAGGAATTGAATGAGGAGGTTTTACGGGACAGGGAACTATACTGGATAATGTTTTATAACACAGCTCATTCTGATTTTGGCTATAACTTACGATTAGATTCATCAACAGGTTGTATAACGTCTGATGACACACGTAAACTTCAAAGTATTGTCCAGTCGGGTACTAAGAATGGTAATTATGGTCACAAGTGGTCGAAAGAACAGAAGGAGAACATGTCAACAATCGCTAAAGAGCGCCATTCGAGAGCTGATATTTATAATGACGAATGGCGAAAAAAAATATCTGAAAATAGCACACGCACCTGGTCTGATTTAGATAAAAGAAAAAAAATGGCCATCAAATTAAAAATTGCTAAACGTAAATATTTATTTGAGCAATATAGTCGGGCCGGTGAGCTTATTCGCATATGGGATTCAGTTGACGACATAATTTTACAAAATCCAACTTATAAGTGGCAAAACATATACTCGGTATGTAATGGTTACAAGCCCACCTATATGAATTTCATTTGGAAAAAAAAGGAAATATATAATGACAAAAATTGAAATTGAAAATAGGTTGCAAGAAGCAAAAGCTGAACTGGCAATGTACAAGGCTGAAGACTCTGGTAAAAAAATTCAGATCAACGGCTCATTCGGTAAGCTTGGCTCTAAGTACAGTCTTCTCTATGCTCCTGACCTATTGCTCCAAACAACTATAACAGGGCAGTTAGCTCTGCTCATGCTCATTGAACGCATGGAGGAAGTAGGTATACAAATCGTATCTGCTAATACTGATGGTATTGTATGTTATGCTCCAAAAAGCTTAATACATGAGTGTAATGCTGTTGCCTTTGAATGGGAACTAGATACCAGCTATCAGCTCGAAACAACTGACTATGTCAAACTCGCATCAAGAGACGTTAATAATTATTTGGCTGTAAAAACAGATGGCAAGGTTAAAGGTAAAGGTGTGTTCGCATCCACAGGTCTAGCTAAGAACCCTGACGGATCTATTGTCAAAACTGCTGTAGCACTTTGTGTAGCCAAAAACATTCCTGTTGAGAAAACTATTAAAGAGTGTCAAGACATAACGCAGTTCGTAACTGTACGCAGGGTTACAGGTGGAGCTGTCTGGCAAGATACCTATTTGGGCAAAGCTGTGAGGTTCTACTACTCAACAGAAGTTCCTAAAGATACGTGTATTCACTACGCCAAGAACTCAAACAGAGTCCCAATGTCTGGAGGTGGCAAACCTCTAATGACTTTGCCTAACACATTCCCATCAGATGTGGATTACCAAGTGTACGTACAAATGGCGCACGATCTCCTCAAAGAGGTGGGATATGCATGATGACATGCGTATAGACGATGCTTTCTTTTATTATTTTTATTTAGAAGACATGCAAAGAGACATGGGGGATGTTGATTACCATCTACCTGATTACCAAACTTTACAGCAATTTAGAGAACGTATGAAACAGACTAGGGATGAGAGATATTATGCTTGAGAAAGAAATAGAGAAAGCTTTAATCAAACGAGTTAAAGAACTTGGCGGTATGTGTGAGAAGTTCGCATCTCCAGGGAGACGCTCAGTGCCTGATCGTATAATCACTCTATTTGATAATACTATTATTTTCGTAGAGCTCAAAGCACCTAACAAACACCCGACAGAAGCTCAACAGTTTGATCATGCTAGACGGAGACTGTACGGTTGTGATGTAAGGGTGATCAATACATTGGAGGAAGCTCGTGCATTCACGAAGTGATCTACATAAGTATCAAGAACGAGCTGTTGAGTTTATAAAAGAAAAGAAACGCTGTGCTCTATTTCTTTTTCTAGGCGCAGGTAAAACAACCAGCACCCTTACTGCTGTATCTGAGTTACAAGACCAGATGTGTGTGCATAAAACACTGGTCATAGCTCCGCTCCGAGTAGCTAACTCTGTATGGCATAACGAAGTTAAGTTGTGGCGACACTTAAAACACATGAAAGTTCAAGTGTGTACAGGCACAGAACGTGAAAGATTAACAAGTCTTCACCGTGAAGCAGACGTCTATACAATCAATCGTGAGAATGTACCTTGGCTAGTTAAACAGTATGGTAAGAAATGGCCTTTTGATATGGTAGTCATAGATGAGTCCAGTTCTTTTAAATCAGCAACCAGCCTTAGATTTAAAGCTTTAAAAAAGATAATACCTTTTACTAATTATATGGTCTTACTTACAGGCACACCTGCTCCTAATGGTTTGCTTGACCTATGGGCGCAGATGTATCTTATAGATGGTGGTACGGCAATAGGCCGTACAATGACGGCTTATAAGCAAAGATTCTTTGAAGCTGACTATATGGGTTACAAATATACCCCACGAGCAGGGGCAGATGTGCTTATTCATAATGCTATAGCGCATATGGTGTTGTCTATGAAAGGTGAGGACTATCTTGAGCTACCTGAACGTATAGATCTGACTGAGTTTGTAGATATACCCACTGCTGCAAAAGATGCTTATGATGCTTTTGAAAAAGAGTTGTTATTAGAGTTGGAATCTGGGGAAATCGTTGAAGCACTCTCTGCAGGTGTACTTGCAAATAAGCTCTTACAGTACGCAAGCGGATCTATTTATACAGATGAGCATAAGAATTGGGCAGAAGTTCATTCTGTTAAATTAGATGCCTTACATGATCTTATAGAGCAGAATGAAGGTGAGAAGATACTTGTCGCATATAACTTTAAAACTGACCTTGAACGCCTAAAGAAACGCTTTCCCAAAGCTCAAGTATTGGATCAGAATCCAAACACCATTACACGTTGGAATGCAGGTGAGATACCTTTACTCTTAGCTCATCCGCAGTCAAGTTCCCATGGGCTCAACTTACAGCACGGAGGGTGTATTATTGTTTGGTTTAGTTTGAATTGGAGTTTGGAATATTACCAGCAATTTAACGGGAGATTGTATAGGCAAGGCCAAGACAGACCTGTTCGTATTATCCATATTGTTGCAAGAGATACTGTGGATGATCGTGTAATATCCGCACTCGCTGCCAAAGATGCAACACAAGAAGACTTACTTAAAGCTTTGAAATATAAAGAGATTTAATATTTGTTTACATAATGTAAATATTATTTGTTTACATTATGTAAATCTTCTGTATAATTCTTTAGCAACAAAGAGATTTAATATTTGATCGAGACCCTATCGGATGTTGGGGATAATAAACACCGAGAATACAAATGCGGAACCTTTAATGCTTGTGACCTTATCTGCAGGTTGTATTTACGATCATAGAGCCCTTGTCTATGATTCCAGATAAACGTAACTGGAACCCAATTACTTATAATAAGGAATACAAATGAAAAAACTATTCATATTGATAGCGATATCAACTTCAGCAAATGCCATACAACCTGGTGACTACGGTTATGGTTACCAGTATCATGGCTACAATTCTTTGCAACAACAACAAGAGACACAACGAGATTTGGCGTTAATGCAACAGACAGAACAAACACAATTAGCTATTCAATTAAGAAACAAATTAAATAACGGAGAAGATATACGACCCTCTACTGAAATAGATACAGTAATAGATTTATCAGAATAAAAAAGGGCCCCTTAAAAAAGGACCCATGCCTAACGAGTGCAATCAATACAACGAGGAATAATACAATGAGTGATAAATATAACATACCTGTTGAACAACCTGCAACAAAAATTAAAACAGAAGAACAAATAAAAAAAGCCCTTCGCAATAAAGAATATCGAGAAAGAAATATAGAAGAATTAAAAGTTAAACGAATTGCTAGGCGTAAAGCTAATGATACCGCAGAGAAAGCGGCTAGACGAAACTGGTATCACAAGAACAAAAAGAAACAGGAATTGTTAGAGGACGGTAGTTATTTAATAACGCTCAAACAAATAGGTCGAATGATCGGTGTTAAAGAGACCATTGCAACTAAGATAAGTCAAACCGAATCATATAAGATGCCTAAAGCTAAGATGGCACGTTGTGACGGAACTTCTCTATACTGCCGTGATGAGATAGAAGAGTGGTTACCATACGTACGTGAAGTCGTAGCTTTTTATTCCCCTAAAAAGAAACCTATAGTCCTCAAAGGAGCGGCAGTTCATATAGTTAATTTTATGAGAAATAATGCAAAAGTTGTAGCGTATTGTGACCAACTTCGTAAAGATAATTTAGAGGTATATAAATGAAGTTAAATAAAATGAAATACCCACTACCAACTAACAATGCACGGTGTATGGGTACAGACTGCAACCAAAAGAACTTATGTCAGAGATACCTGACCATTGAGATAGACACACAGAATTACATATGGCACATGGATGTTAAGAAAGAAATAGATGATGACGAAGTGTGTAATTTTTTTATTGAATTTGGAGGAATGTGATGATGTTGCAAAAACTTATACTTACAAGTTTGTTACTTAACTTTGTTTTTGGAATAGGTGGGGTGGTATGTCTGGGTACGAAGTATCACAAATTAGAAAAACTGTGTTGGTTTTTACTAGGTTTAAACGGTGTTTTTATTTTGGTGGCGGTGTTAATTAAGGTGTGGGGTGTGTGATGAATGATGAAGTAGTAATAAACCTATTTAAGAAAGTAGCAAGGATCCTAGAGGACGACAAGCAATACGAATGGTTAGCTGATGAGGTCAAAGATTACTTAAATGAGATATATGTTAATAAAGCATTTGAACCTGAGCAAGAGCCTGTGGCTTGGATGTGGAAAAAACACACGGCGGGAGGGTGGTTAGATGTTGTTAGTATAGATAAACCTACTGCTAATGCACATCAAATAAACATTCGACCACTCTACTACACAGCACCACCAAAGCGTGAGCCTTTAACCGATGAAGCCGTCTGCAAGATATTATTAAAGAAAGAATGGAAAGGTTTTGTTGATCTGGTTCGTATTATAGAAAAAGAACATGGCATTGGAGTTGGGGAATGAGTAAAGAAAGAGAATTGCTGAAAAAGATTTTAGCAACTAGATGGCTAGATCACGAGCTAAGTTGTGAAGCTGAAGCAATCCTCGCCCAACCTGAGCAAGACAACATCCAATACTTGCTAGACCAAGTTAGTAGATTATTCGCAGAAAACGCTATGTTAAAAGAAAAATGGTCAACACCAAAACCTGAGTCTGAGCAACAACCTGAAGCATGGATGCTTATTGATAAAGAAACTGGAGCAAGAATACCCAGAGCCTACAAACCTGAGCATGGGGTTAATCAAGATAGATGGGAGTTATACCCACTATACACAACACCACCAAAACGAGAGCCTTTGAATGCCGCTACTACAAATTATTACCTTGAAAGACTGGGTTCAAATTTTAAATGGGATGATGGATTTGAAGCTGGCGTTAAATGGGCTGAAGAACAGCATGGTATTGGAGGTGAGGAATGAGTATCGTTGAAGGGTTTTATGTAGTTTTTTCAGTGGGACTAGCGTGGGTAGTTTTAAGTTTCCCATATTTGATTGAGAAGTTAGTAAAAGTAATTATAAAAATTCGAGGTAAGAAACAAAAGCCTTTGAATGATGAAGTAATTTATATGATGATTCTTGGAGGTAAATACCCAAATAACTGGGAAAAAATTAAAGCATTTGCCCGAGCAATAGAAAAAGCACACGGTATTGGAGTAGATGATGAGTTTTGAAAGAAAGTTGTTGAGACAATTAATGGGTTGGATGTTCGACTTGTCAGATATTTATGCTAATGATAAATCATCAGACGATAGAATCAAATTAATGCTGAAAGAGGATATTACCAAGATAAAAGAACTCCTCGCCCAACCTGAGCAAGAGCCAACAACACGGTATGCGCTTGACTCATATTGGAATCAAGAAGCATATCAAAGAGGTTATGCAGAAGCAAAACGTAAATTAAAACGTGAGCCTTTAATTAATAAATATGTATTAAACGCTTTTAAAGCTGATGATGAAGCCACACATCCCTACAGTTATTGGGCAGGTGTTGATTTTGCTGAGAAGCATCACGGCATTGGAGTAGATGATGAGTTTTGAAAGAAAGTTGTTGAGACAATTAATGGGTTGGATGTTCGACTTGTCAGATATTTATGCTAATGATAAATCATCAGACGATAGAATCAAATTAATGCTGAAAGAGGATATTACCAAGATAAAAGAACTCCTCGC